TTTTAGGTCTTGGTTTTTCCCATACTTGTTTACTCATATATATTTATTTAGATTGCACCAATTATTATGATTACGACTACAGCAACAATTCCTGCCTTCACCCAATCCTTTAAAGTCCAATCCGACCATTCTTTTAAATGATCCCATAATCCTTTTATTAAGTTCATAATTTCTCCTTTTTAAATTTACGACCTACAAAAAATACTATTAGGTTTTGAATAGTATTTACAGTAACCATGAGCAGTAGCCATAGTTCCCATAATTCCATTAATTATCTCGTTGAACATTTTTAATTTTTTCCACAGTTCTGAGAGTTGCCATTCCGAGAGTAGCAAGTGTAAGCTCCATCATAATTTCAGTTGGAATATCTATTTTATCCATCTCTGGTAAAAAAAATTCTACAGTTGGTGCTACCAAGAAAGCATAAGCTAATCCAATACCACACACCCATTGAATAAATGGTCTTGCTCCTGCAACAAATAATGATTTAGATTTTGCTTGTGCAATATTAATGTCTATTTGTTTTTCTTTTAATTTAGCTTCAATCTTTTCTAAGGTTATTTCGGCTTGTCTTTTTTCTTCTGGACTATCGTAAAGTTCATCAACTACTTTTAATCCAGCTTCTAAAATGCCTCCACCTTTACCACCAAGAATACCAGTTAATATTCCTAGCATAAAGCACCATTAATTTGTTGATAGTAAATATATAAATTGCAAAATTCTATCGCAACTAATGCTGTAAGTAGTGTTGTTATAATTATCTTCATTTTATACTCTCCAATATCTGACATAATGCAGAAACCCTGTTAGTGGCTTGATTTCGATACCACAGGCTGTTTTTTAGTTCTGCTGATGCATCAGTCCACCGACCTTCGTTTAGGTGTTCTATAGTGCGTTTAAACGATGAAAATCCTTTAGCACCTAATACAAAACAGCATTCAATGGCTACTTCTTGTGCTTTTGGATGTAGTTTATCAAAATCAGTTACTCTCTTCGCTGAGTTGAGTGCAATGTTAAAATCATACTCAAAAATTTTTTCTAAATGTTTATGATCGTACTGTTTATCGTCATCCCACTTTTCATCAGATCTACACAGATGCCCATAGCCAACAGTTCTTTTACCTAATGAGTCTAAGTAAACTTTATTTCGATAACCTTCGTGTTCTTTTATTCGTTCTTTAAGTTCTTCAAAGTCCATCTTGTTTTATCCTTGCGAATTATATGTAATGCTTTTTCTAAATAGATCATGGCATCGCCAAGTTCTTCTTGTGTATCTATGATTGTTTCTTCTAAAGTTTTATTTGCTTCATCCATTGTGTTACCAAACTTAATAGTTCCTGCTTCGGATCTATCAGCTATTCTCTGGCATACACTATTAGCAATAGGATCTTTTATCTTCATATCGCACCAGTCCATTCTCCTCTGTCATTGAGAGGCATTGCAAAAATAACTGGCTGATTATTTATTATTGCTCCTACACTAATTATTGGTCTTTTGATAAAGTTTTTTGCATATTTAAATGCTTCATGTTTAGGATTAATAGAACTACCTACACACATAGCAAAGTTCAAAGCTAAAGGATTTGATATCATAGTTAATTGGCATAAGGTATGTTGATGTCCTGCCACATAGCTCATGCCTAATTCTTTAGCACTTGAAATAACATTAGACTTAAAATGATGTGTAAAAAAAACTTTAGTTTTATTTGGCAAATCTACAATAAGTTTATCGTGCCAAGTCCATTTCCACTTTTTATCTATATCTAATATATCGTTTATATCTTTAAGAAAAGAATTTGGTATTAATGATTTTTCTGCCAATCGCTGAATGCGAATATCGTGGTTGCCTAATAATATAGGCATAGATGTTGGGAATATTTTTCTTAATTTTTTAATACATTTAATGGCATCTTTAATTTCAAACTTAATGTTTGGCAGCTCTGCACTATGTAAATGCTGTGAGATACTATGAAAATCTACAAGATCTCCAATATGAATTACTTGTGTTGGATTAACTTTATCTTTTATTTTTTTTATCCATTCAAAATAATTGGAATGTTGATATGGAAAATGTGTATCGCTTAAAATAAGCAATCGTTTTGTATTCATACAGTTCCTTTAGTAAGGATGGTTAGTCCATTAATTTAAAAAATGTATAAATTGCTCCTAATACTGATCCGATAAATATGGCTGTTCGTATAGCACCTTTTCCAGTTGCCATTTCTTGTTTTAATTTCATTACTTCACTTCTATTTTCTTTTACTTCAGATTTTATTTCATCAAGTGCTTTGCAAATTTGTGAATATTCTTTATCCCAATTACTCATTTCTTTTTCCACAAAATAGATAAAATAATTAATAATATTATTAAATTTAAAGCTGATATATCGTTAGTTAATAAGTGTCCTATACTACTTTGCATTGTCATCTGTTTTTTCCTTTAGTTTAATTCCCTTACATTTTTCTCTTATGTCTTTAAAATCATCAGAAAGTTCTAATTCTTGGTAGCGACCACATAGTTTTAAAAGTTCAAGTTGCTGTTTAAGTCTATCATTTTCGTGCATTAAACTAATAGAATCTTTTGTGCAGGAAGATTGTAAAGGATAAGTAAATCGTATTCCTACTTTACCACTATCAGAAAAATAATCAGAACTACTACTCATTCGTTGATCGTAGTCTTGTCTATCAAACTCAGTATAAAATTCTATTCTTCCTCGTTCACAACTGTTATAACTATTAAGATATTCATTAACTGCTTTAGCATCACTTGTAATAGCAGAAACTATGAGTATAAAACTCAGTACCAAAAATAAAGTTCGCATTAGTACCCACCACTTAATTTTCTCTCTAACTCTTTCATTTCATAACCAATATCTCTAACACTTGTAGTGTTAGTTCTAACTGATTCTTCTAATGCTCTAACTTCTGCTTCAGAAGCCATACTATAAGATGCATCTCTTAATGCATTTACAACTCCTTCTATTCTTCCTACCCAAGCAGAAAATGAAGCTAGTTCTTTTGTCAGTTCTTCTCTTGCTTCAGTATAAGCAGATGTATTTCTATTTGTTTTGTCAGAATAAATTTGATGGATATTTTCTATATCTTTTCTCAACATCATTATTTCTTTTGTTGAGTCATCAATCTGGTTTGTTAGTTTATTAATATAGGTAAAACCTCCATACAAAGAAGCTAGAAGTGTTAAGACTATTGGTATTGAAGCAAAATATTTTAACATTAGCTTTGTACAGTTAAGATTATTATGCCACCAAGAATACTAATAGCATACATTGTTAAAATTATTTCCATTAACTTCCCTCTCCAAAGTCATCAACTTGTAATCGTAGGCTCTTTATTTTATATTTATTCTCAAGTATCTCTTGCTGTAACTCCAAGACATTTTGATTGCTTTTAATATCTTGAATTTCGGTTTTGAGTAATTCAAAGTCCGAGAATAATTTTCCGACAAAGAAAACATTACCAATCCCAGCACTAATAATTCCTAAAAATATTACTATGTTTTTTACAGACAGTTCTATATTCATTTACCACAAACACAGCTCCCTTCACATTTACAATCCATTATGCGTTCTCCAATGTTTTAATTTTTATTTCTGACATTTATATCTCCTTAACCACAATGTAATGTACATGACACTAAATAACTGCCATCATCATATGTTTTAATTTTATTTGTTTTAACTACTTTTGCTATTGTACTTGCTCGTAAAATATCGTCTGCTTGTACTTTAGCTGTGCCATCACCTTTGCTTTGTAAATAATCTCCAATAGAAACTGTTTCATCTTTATGAACTCTAATCATAAATGCACCTAATGAGCCTACTGAAATATCGTTTGCTTCTGACTCCATCCATGATTGAAAAACTCCATACACAGCTTTACTATCTTCTGTGTCTGATACTTTTACTCTAGCAAGATATTCTTCATCATTTTCTTTTATAATTGTTGCTAAATAATCTGTATCTTCAAAATTATATGTAATCACATCACCAACATTATTTGTTTTTTCTACATACTCTTTTCTAATTCTTTCTTCTCTATCTTCTGTAGCAGGAATAGTAAATTTAGCTTGATGCCATTCACAAGTTTTATCAATGCTTTCTAAAACTGTACCAACAAGAATGTCTGGTTTTGAATCATCTGTTAATTGTGCATAGTGAACACCTAAAAATGTACCATAAGTAACTGTTGAGTTACTTGCTGAAATACTTCCTGCATTAGAGCCATTACGATAAAACATAACCATATCTCTACTATTGTTATCGCCTTCAGAACGATTAATAACCATTCCATCACCTTTAAAACAAAATGCAGGTCTTTTTGAGGCATTACCACCATTTACAATAGTTCCTAAATCTCCACCACCTGTTAAAGCACTACCATCATCACCTGTTTGTCCAACACCAAGTGAGCCAGTACTAGCAATACGCATTCTTTCAGCACCACCACTGTGCATCATTAAATTATTAGCATAATGAGAATACTGTATCATTCCAGCATTACTATCTTGAGCATCACCAAAATTAATTGATTGTGATTGGTCATTGTTAGAAAGGAAACTCATTCCTGTTCCAGCACCACCACCTTCAATTACTAATTCATCTGCCCAGTTTTCTACACTACCACCACTATCAGCAGTTTTAATATGAACACCTGATCCTAAATCACCAGTACCACCTACACCTAATATAGTTCCATTATAAGTAAGATTTGTTTCTGCTTCTAAAGTATTCGCTGTGCCACTACCTGTAATTACTTTGTTATCTGCATTGTTATTTATTGTAGTACCAGAAACAGTTTTGTAACTAGAATCTCCTGCAAGGAAAGTTGAACTAGAAGCAGTACCAGAGCCAAGTCTAGCTGTAGCTACAGTACCAGAGGAAATAGCAGAGGCAGGTAAACCACTTATAGTACCAGAGCCATTACTTGTAAGAACAGTATTGCCACCTAAGTCTTTTATTGTATTTACTTTTATTAAACTTGCCATTAATCAGCCTCCTGTATTGTATTACCATCTGCTACCCATTTTTGTATTTCTTGATAATGTCTGTTTTCTTTATTTAATGGCACTCCCCATTTTTCTCCGTTTTTAAGAACAAGCCAATAAGAAA